CTTTCTTTCTACAAGGCAGTAAGACTGAACAGAATCTTTTACAAGATCTAGTAAATGAGTCTATACAAATACATGGCATAGAGTTCATCTATATGCCACGTATCTTTGTGAACACTAAGACTGTCTTACGTGAAGTTACCTCTTCTAAGTTTGATAGAGCATTTCCTATAGAAGGATATATTGAATCATATGAAGGATTTGATAGTGGATATAATTTATTGACTAAGTTTGGGGTTAGATCAACTGCAGAGATGAAAGTTGTTATCTCTCAAGAGAAGTATCAACAGTATATTACACCACTAATATCTGGTGTAACTGGATTATCTAAAGATCCTACAAGACCATTAGAAGGAGATTTATTCTATTTTCCATTAAGAGATATATTATTTGAAATCAAGTATGTAGATGATGTTCATAACTTCTATCAGTTACAAAAGAATTACACATATCAATTGACACTCGAACCATTCGAGTATCAGGATGAGGTTATTGATACTGGTGTTGGTAATGTTGATGATGACTTTGAAACTGCTGGTTACAATGTAACCATGACATTAGTTGGTGCTGGAATTACTGCTACAGCCTTTACTGCTTTAGTAGGTGGTGCTATTCATAAGTTAGATCTCATAAGTGGTGGTAGTGGTTATACAAATGCACCAACAGTTCAGATTGCTCCACCAATAGGTGCTGGTAGAACTGCTACTGCAGTTGCAATAACAAGTACTACTGGTACTAGAAACTTCCAGTCACTGCTGGTTGATTATGTTGAGATAACTGATCCTGGTGCTGGATATACTTCTACACCAACTGTACAGTTCCTTCCAGATGACGGACAAGGTGGTGGTGCAACTGCAACTGCTGGTATTGGAACTGTTGGATCTGTTGGTATTGTAACTCTAACTTCTGGAGGTCAACAATACTCAATTCCTCCTACAGTTACATTTACTGCTGCACCTGCTGGTGGTCAAACTGCTATCGCTACTGCATTCATCAATACAACAACTAAGATTGTATCTGATATACAAGTTACAAACAGTGGTTACGGATATACTGTTGCACCTACAATTACAATCGGTGCTGCATCTACAACAGGATCTGGTACATTCCTCTATGGAGAGATGATTACTGGTGCATCTTCACTAACAACTGCATTCGTAACCAAATGGAATAAACCAGATGGAATACTTTTGGCAAGAAATCTTTCAGACAACTTTGCTGTTGGTGAAACTATCTACACAAATAAAGGTGCAGCCTACATTCTAAATAGCATTGATTACGATGATGATGACGTGGTAAACACAGGTGATGAAATCGAAGTGTACGCAGATACATCTATTCTAGATTTCACAGAAAAAAATCCATTTGGTGAGGTATAATGTTAGGCAACTTTTTTTACAATGAGACTATACGTAAGTCAGTGATTGCCTTTGGTACACTGTTCAATAACATCCGTGTCAAGAAATTTGCTAGTGATGGTAAGTCTATAAGTCAAGTAAAAGTTCCTATTGCATATGGTCCTATGCAAAGGTTCTTATCAAGAATAGAACAACAACAAAATTTTGATGACAACGTAGCAATTACTTTGCCTAGGTTATCATTTGAGATGTCATCCTTTACCTACGACACTACAAGGAAAGCATCTCCGATAACTAAGTTTACAATGAAGAGTCCAGCATCTAAAACTAAGGTCAAGAAGATGTATCTTCCTGTTCCTTATGATATAGGATTTAGATTGAGTTTTGCTACTAAGTTACAAGATGATTCTCTACAAATAATAGAGCAGATATTACCATTCTTCCAACCATCATATGCTGTTACAATTAATATGTTGGAAGGAGTAGAAGAGAAAAGAGATATACCATTTACTCTAAGAAACGTATCCTTTACTGATGAGTATGAAGGAGATTATTCTAATAGGAGATTTATACAATATGATTTAGACTTTGTTGCTAAGACATACTTCTATCAAGAACTTCCAACAGATGAGAACGGTATTATCAAGAAGGTTCAGGTGGACTACTCTACAAATATTAGAGCACCAAGAGCACAAAGATATACTGTTACTCCACAGGCTACCAAAGATTATAATGACGACGCTGCTTCTACTTTAACTGCAAATGTAGATAAGAGGAAGACTCTAATCAAGTTGAGTAATATGGGTAGTATCAATACACAGACTTATATTCAAATCAATGAAGAAGTTATGTATATTAGGGAGATTGATGGTAACAATGTAATAGTACATAGAGGTCAATTTGGTACCACCATCAGTGAGCACTACACTGGTGATACTATAAATCAAGTTGATGCTACTGATAGTGCAGCAATTGAGGTTGGTGATGACTTTGGATTCAGTGAGGTTAAATCATTCTTTGGTAATGATGGTCTCGAATATAGTACCGTACAAGGAAAAGATGTGGAGGTTCAGTAATGAACAATGATTATGATCCTATTGATAAGGCACTTGACGTAAAGTCAGAGATTGTCAGAGAGAAAAGAAAAATTGCAAAGCAGGTAAAGGATCAGGATGATCCAACAAAGGACTATGAGTACAGTAGAGGACAACTCTATAACCTTGTAGAGAAAGGACAGGAGGCTGTCAATGGTATATTGGATGTATGTCAAGATTCACAGCATCCAAGAGCATATGAAGTTGCTGGTCAATTGATTAAATCAGTTGGAGATGTTACAGATAAGATAGTTGATCTACAAAAGAAAATGAAAGATCTTGAGAAAGAAGATAAGCAAGTACAAGTAACTAATAACTCACTTTTTGTTGGTAGTACTGCTGACTTACAAAAAATGATCAAGAAAGGTCTCCTAAATAACAAAGACAAATAGTTCTATTATGGACAATACAAAGTTAGATAATATAAGAAA